GTGGCAGAGGAAGCTGTGGTCGCAGAATTTGCACTTGTAGAAAGAAGGATCGTTGCTGATGCCCTCGGGCGGACGATCGCTTGTGATGATATGTTCAGCCTTGCGGATAAGAGCCTCCGCAGCGGGCTTGTCGTATTCGATTCGCTCGTAATACAGCGCATCGTTATTCTTATTGACTGCCTGGTAAAACGCCCAGGGCAGATCCATCAGATGCATATAGACTTGCATCTGCGCGTAGTGCTCGGGCTTTGACTTTTCGACGCCTTTCTTCTGTACGTCTTCGAAACTTTTTGCAGCGTGCGTCTTTTGCTCGCTGACGTGCGGTACTTGCGGGGCTTCACGCAGCCCCATGACCACGCCGTCTAGGCTGCCTCCGAAGTGACCACCAACTGCCTCGACCCTAAACTGCTGTTTAGTATCAGGGTCAACATCCCACACCGTTACGCCTGCCTGAGTGAGCAGATGATTAAACCAATCCTCTTCTCGGGCGCCGCGTGCAAAGAGGCGTAATAAGCGCGCAAGATGTATAACGACGGTCCCCCAGCGAAAACTAAACCACAACTCTCGCTTGCACTCGCGACCGATTATGCTGCCGCCGAGGTGAGCCCGGCCACCATCGGTGGCCTGACCCGACTCAAGCGCTCGCTCCACGGCGTTGAGGGTAGTATCTGCTGGCTCTGGTAATGCCACCATGCTTACTCCCAGGGCTTCTTACCAGCAGCGGCCGGTGCGGGTTCTGGGGTGGCAGCAGGGGCAGGAGAGGGCGCGGCAGCAGGAGTCGCGACAGCCTGCAATGCATCGACTGGGGAGTACGCTTTGATCTCGTTAGATGCGGCATAATCACCATTCGCTGGCTGTATTGCGACCTTGATAGTCATAGGCTTATGGTGCAGCTCTTCGCTGTCACCGATTGCACTTTTGCCCACCGCCCGACAGATGCTAGAAAGATCGCGCTGCGCAATCTCTACGGCTTTAGGGTTAGGGTTGTCGAGATTTAGCCTAGAGCGTATCCACTTGCCAGCGTACTGGTTGTCGATCACTTCAAACTTCAGCTCTAGGTAATTGCCAGTCCCAGCTTTTGTGGGCTTCATTTCGCTATCGATAATGACAGCCTTATACAAACCCTCGGGGATCGGGTCGTACTTACTGGGCTCGTCAGTGAAGCTAACTTCATCTGCTTGAAAACTTAGTGTCGCCATTTTTACTTCTCCGTACTTGTTGCGTTAACGATTGCTTGTTCGAAGGCTGCCCAAGTGAGGTCGATCTCATCTGGTAAGCCATATCGATTTTTTGCGATGTAACCTGGCGTTTCTGTGGTGCAGAGCACGCGCTCGCCAGTGCTAATACCGCGCACTCGCGTCTGGTTAAATCCTTTGTCTTCTTTCTTGGTGATGATCTTGTGCTTCGCGAACAGCACGCTATCGACTGACTCTTGAATGAGCCCGCTTGCTTTTGCATGCAGCTTGATCTCGTAGCGGTCGTAAGATTCAGTGTCTGGGCTGTTGTAGGCGCGGATGTGGGTGTGCGCGATTAAAATTAGCGACATGTTTTTGTGCATGCGCAATGAATTGATAGCAGCTAAAAATTCACGCCAGTAATCGAGCGCGAATACATATCCTTTGCCGTAGCCAAACTCTTCAATCGACTTCTTGCCTTCAACCTGGCAGACCTTCTTCCAGATCAGCGGCTCTAAATGATCTAAGCTATCGAGCACTAACGTCTCGTAATCGTGATCATGTTCAATGAGCGCGGTGATTGCTTCGATCAGCTCGTCATATGATTTCAGCAGCGGAAACGCAGACAGCTCAAGCGCACCTTCGCCGGCTTCAGTTTGCAAAAAGATCGGATTAGGCGCGGCAGCCGCGAACGTGGTTTTACCGACGCCAGCAGAGCCGAATATGATCATGCTTGGCGGCTTCAGGCCGCTGGTCTTTTTGATTGCAGATAGATCGATAGCCATTAGATCTCACCCCCTGTAATCGAAACGTTGGGCTTGGCAGGGGAGTGGGTGAAAGCTCTCGCGATCTTGCGATACGTCTCGGGCTCGTTGTTGCGCAGATACTTCAAGCGAGCAACGTCGATCGTTTGCGTGAGCTTCAATGGCAGCATGTTAGCCGGCACACTTTCGCGAATTGCTTGCAGGGCAATGTCGTCGAGCTTGTAGTTGTTCTTGGTGGTTAGCTTGATCTTGCGACCAAACGTTGTGGTGGTTGTCGCACTGCCTTCCTCACGTTGCGCAAGGTGCGGGATGAGCTGTTGCTCGATCTCAATGCGACGGGCTCGGCAGTTGTCTTCCAGCGTTTTTTGCTGAAGCCACTGCTCGGCTAGTACGTCTAAGTTTGGTTCGTTATGGGAGGGTGTAACTTCGTTTCTGTATGCATCCATCGTTCATCTCTCGTTTCATGTCGAAATGAGAGCATAAACGATTATTGTAATCGCTGTCTACCAAATGGTTACATAAATTATTAGGCGCGCATTTTCTCGTTAATATAAAGACCAAGAACTGGTGACTTCGAAAAGAGATTTTGAGCTTTTGCCGCGCGCACCAATTCGGCAACGAATTGCTCTGGGATTTGTTTGCTGTAAATTCGATTACCATGGCCCCACAGCATGTGCGTCTTTCTGACTTCCATGATGCAGCTTGCTGTGCCTTTTCTTCTTAGGTTGAGCAGGAATTCGTTGTTTTTCATGTGCTGCGCGACAAGCGGCTTACGCGACCAAAAATCGTGACAGGTCATCATTTGCCCCTGCCTGTCGTTATTCGCACAGCAAGGTTTGTCGCATGTGCCTACGCAGCAAGAGCCGACGTGCCAAATTTCAAACTCGTCTGTAGTGCAACAATGATAATTTTTATGTAAGTAAATTCTATCTACGGTGTCTCTAACAAAATCTGACGCCTGCTTGCTGATAATGGAGCCGACTATCTCGTTCATTTTTCTCCTGCTTTCTGCTTCCGTGATTTGATGAATAAATCTTTCACATTGAGTAAAACTGCAAATTCTTCTTCCGTCAATAGTTCAACGTCTAATAATTTCGCAATTCGATCAGAATCGCTTTTTGAGCGGACGTTTGAGAACATTTCTTCGACGAGAAATGATGGCTTTACGTTAAACAATTTGCACAATGCTGCGATTATTTCTTGGCTTGGCAGACGCGTTGCCCCTGGCATTTTTGCTTGTTCCCACTTGGCGATCGCGTTGTGAGAAACTTTTACACCATATTGTTCGAGCTCTTCAGCCATTTGCCGAAGGCTAAGACCTCGGGCTTGGCGTAGTTCTTGAATCCGTTGGTGAAACGGCACCCTACTCATACTGGCACTCCTGTCTATTTAGTTGCTCGAATGTAAACCTGTAGTTGACTAATAGCAATACTAATTTCACTTCTTGTAATCGCAAAGGTTCACAAGTGTAACCATTTGGTGTACATTTGATTTTTTTTGATTAGGCGAGAGAAATGACACCGAGCAGTTTTTGGCAAGATATCAACGTAACCGAAATGGCCGCACAGCTCGGTTTATCACGGAATGCTGTTTACAAGTGGAAGAAAAGCGAGAAGGGCATACCCGCTGAAAGAGCAATAGAAATTTGCTCAATATGGGACATAAAAAAATCTGCAATTCGGCCTGATTTATGGGCCGAAATAGATGATTGAGGCGCATTTGGAGCCTGTAGACAAAGCGCGAGCGCTTTTTGAAGAGGGCTTGACGATCATTCCGGCGCACCCGCAGCAGAAGGTGCCTTTGGTTAATTGGCAAAAATACCAAGGCAAAGAAGTCTCGACAGACGAGTTCGAATACTTTGCCAGCAGCGCTCGGTTTGCCGGTTGCAACTGGGCGATTGTCACCGGGAAAGAGGTTGTGGTGGTTGATGCTGACAGCGCCGAGGCCGAAGCCTGGGTCAAAGAGCACCTACCTTATACCAGCAGAACAGTCGCGACAGCACGCGGTCGGCACTTTTACTATCGAGCCAATCCGAATCTAGAGATCAACAACTCGACCGACCCTGACAGCAAGATTGATGTGCGGGGAAGAGGCGGGATCGTCATCGCTGCCGGCAGTATTCATTCGACTGGCGCCATCTATGAAGAGACGATCGACCAAGGCGTGGATGGCGATTGGCGAGAGCTGCCGATGCTGTCAGCGATGGACCTCGAAAAGATTAACGTAGAGAACAAGCCCAAGCCGCTCATCGATGCAAACCAAGGCGGTTGGCATGACGAGATGATCAGATA